CCGCAGGGATAGTCTCCGCAGTTAAGTCATCACCAGCCTCTGAGCCAAGTGTAATGCTTGCATCTGCTAGTACAGTGATTGCACGGTAGAATTCACCTGCAGTACCTGTACCGCTAGTAGTTAGTTTTCTGAATCCCTTCTGACCAAGAACTTGGCGTTGGAAGTTAGGGGTTGCGTTTACGTTTTCGTAAGCCATCGTATATCAAGTTTTAAGTTGTCAAGATCAATGCGTCTGTGCGCTAAATACCTGACAAAGATAATTATTATAACAACATATCCATTTGGTCCTCAGGAAGTTCACCGCGCTGTCCTTGACGCTGGCTAATGAGCTTTGACTGCTCAACCGCCTGCTTCTTCACGCGCTTGTCCTTTCTGTCTTCCTTCATCATTTCAGCTGAGGTCTTCACACGGCTTTCAATCTGTTGCTCAGCAACACCGTACTCACCCTTCAGTCTCTCAAGCTCCATACGCATCTGGTGTTCTAGCTGTGCCAACTGAGCCTTCATCTCAAACTCCATCTGCTTCTTCTGCATCTCTAACTGCATCAGTGCCTGCTCCTTCTGAACCTCGGCCTGTGCTGCCGCCTGTGCTGCTTGAGCGTTGGCTTGTGACTGCATCTGAATGTTCTGCTGCTGCATAGCTTGCTGCTGTGCGATACGCTTCTTACGGCGTATCACTAAGAGACGCTCTGCTTGGTCAATGTCCTTAATGTTACGGATGGCAATAGCATCTTCAAGATCAATCTCCTTCTGAGACAATGCAATCTGAATGTTCTGCTCCAAGTACTGACGGTCTCTATCGTTGAGGTCTGTCATCACCTGAATACCAAAGTTGTACATCGGTAGATCCTTGAAGCTGTTCAACACCTTCATATTGGTCTTGCCTATAGCCTTCTCATATACCTTGTACAGTACAGACTCACTAGGAAGGATCTGTAGACATTTTAAGATGTCTTCACAGACCTTCCGGTACAAGATCATAGATGCGTTGGTTACGTCGTACAGGGCGTTGTTTCCTGCAGCGACAGCCATCTGATTCACACCTACCAATGCCTCACCCTTAGGTGTGGTACCGTCCATTACCTCATTGATACCCGTAGCATCACGGATCATACGTAGGTAGTGGTTGTATAGAGCGATAAGCTCGTTGATGTTTCTAATGCGGTTGTCTATCTGTTGTACCGGTGGGTTTTGGAAACCACCTTCAGGGTTCTTACTGCGGTAGTAGAACACACCCGTTTGCTCGTAGATGTCTTGGATCTCTAGCGGTTGTAAGTCACCACCACGCCCTAGGTCTACGTTCTCTAGTCCTTCAATGTCAATGATGATACCATCCGGCTTACTCTTCGCGATAGCCTGCTGGATCTTTAGGTGGGACAGCTGCAACTGGTCGGCAAATCCTATGATGCTTGATACCAAGCTCTTAGGGATCATATTGCGGATGTTGGTAGCTACAACAGAGTACGACATACGCGCCTTAGTAAGGTCGTGGATGTTCTTAGGTACGTTGTTCTTTTGTCCGTAGTTAAAGATATGGTCTGTACCTACAATGTAGATACCGCCGTATACCGTAGCGTTGTTCATCTGAACAGGCTCTCTATCGTACACGCTGTTCTTTGGTGACTCGTAGGTATTGCCCTTGTAGTAGAAGCCCATATTCCCGAAGCGCGATTGCTTCTTCTCGTAGACCATAGGGTCAACAGATAGGAACTCAAAGTCCAACACCTCAAGGGTGAACTCGTCGTAGCCGTAGTTATAACGGCTTAGACGCTGGTCGTAATAGTTCTCCATAAAACGAGAGGCATCGTTACCGTACTTATTCATTACGGTCTTTGCAATCTTCTCGTACTGCTCCTCACTAAACTGATCACCAGCTAAACGCTTAAGCTCTTGGATAGAGATGCGCTTCATATGACCGGCATATACAATGTCAGAGAATGTAGGATCGTCAGTGTAGCTGTGTAGGAAGAATGCTGGGTCTACGTACTCCTCTTGGATGCCGTAGTTCGGGTCATTGCTACGCTTGGTAACAGCCATACCGCAATTCACTAAATCCTCAACAGCTCTACGGTACACACGCTCATCAAAGTTGTTCCAGCTCAGCGTCATATTTGTAGCCAGCTGTGCGGCAATCTCTGCGTCGGTCTTTACATTGGTGTCTAGGAATATCTCCACCTCTTCAGGTGTCTGTGGTAGCTTGCTTGGATCTACATCCACCTCTAGCCCTGCAGCCTTAGCCTCTTCAAACATCTGTTTGTTCTCAATGCGTAAGGCAATCTTTTTCTTCTTGATATCTTTCTCGCTCTGAGAGAGCGGGTCCATTGCCTCAACCTGTGGATAGCGGTAAGAGGAAATTATTTTATTGACAACGATCTTAGCGAACTTAGGGATGATAGGTACTGGTGTCCAGTCCAATGTCATCATAGTCCCATCACCATTATTAGGATCTAGGGAATTAAGAATCTGTTTATACACTGAGGTATCTTGCGTACCGTTAGCATACTCACGAGAAGTTTCAAACTCCTTGTAGCGCTTACGGTATAGACTTCCTTCAGAGTCTATCCCTCCCCATTGAGCAACTAATGATTTGGCATAAGCTATCCCGTATGCCTTTTGTGACTTCTCCTCCGTAGTTGCTAGTGGGTCTGGAAAAGCAGATTTCTTTTGATTGTTCATCGTTTCGCTGAATCGTTATCAACTGCAAATATAACGCTTTTATCAACGCTGGATTGACTTGCCCTTACGGAAGAAGGTCTTGTTGTCAAACTTAGCCTTCTCTTTCTTCTTCTTTGTGCGTTGTGCAGCTAACAATGCCAGCCCTGCCGAGATGGTAAGGTCATACTGTGTACGGTTGTCTATACGGAAATTAATCCAATCCTCTAGCGTCCTGTTGAAGTACATCGGCATATAGTCCCCGTTGTCATTCATACCCACGTGGTCGTGAATAAAAGACTCTATCGCTTGTGCGTGGGCCTGTATAACGTCTTGTGAGTTGGATGGTATCCCTTTAGTCTTAACAGTTACTCTAGCTGTTGACTTGAGATGATCGGGCCGGTCCATTAAATACTCATCGTACCCTCTAGTCTCAAAGTACCTAGCGATACCGTACTTGTTATTCTCTATTAGTATTTTATACCCATAGTACACGGCAGCCATCAATACGTCCTCATAGAATATCCTAGCTAGCGGTGGACGTGAGGCATACTCCAATACAAACATATTAGAGGGGTGCGCCATATTAAACTTATTGTATAGATGGTAGGCTCCCTTAGAGCCTCTACCATCAACGGTAGCATCTAGGTCATAGCTATCCACACCACCTACGCCAAGCCAATCATTACCCGGAGCCTTCTTACCGCGCTCTACAACTACCTTGTTGCGCAGCTCTACGGGTGGCAACCACGCCACACGGAACCTGCCGTTATCATCGGGTCTAAAGATGACCTGTGTATCCTGCTTACCGTTCTCCCAAACAAAGTTACCGCGAACCACAGGCTGTGGGTAGAGGTCTTGATTGTATTCTATTTGCTCGTAGATCTTGGCAATATTGAATAGGCTAGATTTAGTAGAGTCTCTGAAGGCTTCTTCTGGAGTAAACGGGAACTGTCGTATGCTTTCGTTAAGCTCATTGCTATCACCTGATAATCCTTTGCGTTCATTCTTCAGATATGTTTTTGCGCCTATCTCAATAAGCTCATCGTCAATACCCATAACTGGCTCGTCAGGGTTTTCTATTACAGGGTTACCATAAATATCAAAGAACCCTTCTAGCGCTTCATACGCCGGTACAAAAAGCCTATAGAGCATAGACTTGGTCCTGCCGTTAGAGTTTCTATCGTTAGGGTTTGACATATCCCAAAGGTCACGGTAGTTTCTACCGCCCTTGTCCAATGGGTTAACTGTTGATCCTATAATAGCCTTGCCTACAAATTTACGACCCACCATAAGACAGGTACGTTGTATGCGCCACACCTCTAGTATATCTTCAGGGCGCTCAAACTTACCGCCCTCATCAATAAACAACAGCTTTAGTTTCTCACCGTCATAAGCATTGGAAGTGGTGTTACGCCAGTTGATAATCGTATTAAGTGCCTGACCTTTGGAGCTGGTCTTGTTGTTCTTCGTGATCCTTTTAGAGGGCTCACGAAATGCTAGCTCCTGACGTGGGTTGGTAGTACCATCCTGTATAGGCTTAAAGAAGAACGGGTAGTGCCTGTACATACCCACCACCTTCTTCATAAAGATATTCTCCTGAGCGTCCTTACCCGTCTTAGACATTATCCCTACGGTAACATCGTAGGTAGAGGTACCTACATCGTCTACCTTACTAGCGGCGACGTTGGTATAACCAGAACGGCGACACTTAGTATACAGCTGTCCCGCACACCTAGGGTCAACAAAGCAAGCCTCCATATGGTAGTTGATATCCCTTTGGAACTGTAGGTAGTACCCGTAGAAGCTGGCATCTATCTTACTCCACTGCAGCATCATATAGTGTGCGCCAGTAAGGTAGGTAGGTTTACCATTGTTAAAGAACCATAGCCCGTTGTTCCTGCGCTCAAACTCACTGCGGATGTACGACTCGTACTTCGCTTTGAACTCCTTAGGCATATCATACCACTCATCCATAGAGCCTATACGGGACAGCTCTGTAGGCATATCCTGACGTACCCAACGCTGCTCCTCTTTAGGTAGGTCGTGGTAGAGTATTTCGTTCTTTGGTGGTACTGCAGGTAGCTGGATAAACAAGTCAGCAATCTCTATGATCTCCCCCGCAGTATCCTTGGGGCAGATATTGATTACCTCATCTTGGTACCCTTCTATTTTCTTTAGTCCAGCCATTAACGTTTAGCGTACTGCTCAGCAAGACCACCAGAGAAATCTCTCTGTGCCTCAATGCCTCCAGTATCTTTAAGTTCTTTAATCATTGTCTCAAGCTTCTGATACTCAGTGATTAACTCCTTTGCATCCAAAGCAGACTCCTTGATACTCTTTAGTTCCGCCCGTCTACCGGAGCCCGATTGCTCCGTATCTATAGGGCGTCTTATCTCTTCAGTGATGTTGCGTATAGCCTCAGCCATAGCTTCCAACAGCTCCTCACCGGCTCTTACGCTGCTGAATTGCTTCTTGCGTCCCATTAGAAACCTGTGGCGTAGATATGATCAATGTGTGTACGGAATACCTCTTCACCCTCTACCTCCATCTTGTAGTCGGCGTTCTTCATAATCATCACCTTGTCACCCTTCTTCAATCCTAGCTGTTGTACCGCAGGTGAGTCATAGAGTACATAACCGTACTGGTTGAACTTAGGCTTCTCAAGGTCAATGATGATACCGCTTGTAGTAACCTGTTCGTAGGATTGCTCCTCTGGTGTTAGGAACACCCAGTCG